TTGCTTATACCTAATTTTAAATCTGATATTTTATTCATTTTTTACCCCTTATTTATTTTTATGTTATTAGTATGTGGATCAAAAGTAAAATTACAGTTCTTAAACACTTCTGGGTTATTTACCCTTGTAGATTGTAGGCTAGAAACTAAAGCCCTGTATTCCTCTCCCTCATCTTTCTTATATGTAATAAATACCTCGTTAGCAGTACCCCACATTTCCCAAGGGCAAAACTCAGTGTCCATTATATATTTATTTACTAATCTTAACAAGTTCATTTTTTACTCCTTTGTTATTGCTTTAATATTCACAACTAATATTAATATATATTTTTAAAAAGTCAAAGGGTTTTATAAGGGTTTTTTAAGGGTTTATTATTATCAAAATAAACTTACCTGCTCAGGGTTGTTTAATTGAGTGTTTTTATTTTGTATTATGTATTCTATATTTTTAGCCATATCAATAGGTTTTTCATTAGTAAGCATATGTACTGGGTAATTACTTTTTATATTGTTTACAGTTGTTTTTTTAGCGTTTAACCAGCTTTCTGTTTGCTCGTCTTTCCTTTTGATATGCCTAAATTTTAATTCTTCTTCATTAGCGTTTAAAATGTATATATTTAAATCAACTAAGCTTTTAATTGTATCTATAAAACTTTTTTTAAATAGCCTATCTCCTTCTATAAAAATTGATTTAAATTTTTTTGCCTGTATAAACTCTATGGCTTTAGGCTGAACCGCCATACTTAGTTTATCAGTTCCGTCAAATAATTCGTTGTTATATATACCGAATATATAATTGTCTTTATCTTTATCGGTGTAGCCTTTTAAAATATTCTTTTCAAAAAAATAATCAATTTTAAATTCTTCTTTTATTTTTTTCATTAAAGTGCTTTTCCCAGTAGCTGGTACGCCACCAATTAAATTTACTCGAAGCATAAAGTTGTTTCCTTTAAAGTTTTATTAAAATTATTATTAAAACATCCCCAGTCATTATCCATCATTACAACCTCACCTGTTTCCCTAAAATAATTTTGCTTTACTTTAGACAATCCAGGATCGTTTAAATTATCTTCAAGTCTAAGCTTTTTAGGTAGAAATTTTTTTCTTATATCCCAAAATATATTAAACTCTTTGCCCCAGTTTTTTTCTGCTTTTTTAATTCTATTATAAAACATATCATTATATACGTTAGGATATCTTCTATTCTTCCTATACCAGGACTTATAAGTACACAACGTAGATTCTAAAGTAAAATAATTTACGTCTTTATAAAAAACTCTATCTTTAAATTTTATTTTAGCTTCGTTTAATAAGCTTTCCCCATATTTTTCGCATTCATGTATTACAAAGCTATTATGCAATTTATCTTTTTTATTCCAACGTAAGTTACTTTTATGCTGATCAAGGTCATCTCTTCCCATCACTTTTAAAAGTCCGTTCCTGTGGCTCATGCTACCTGAATAATCGTCTAAATATAAATGGCTCGGTTCTATATTTAAACCTATGATTCTTAAATATTCTAGATAACTGAACGTGCTTAATCTACCAAACATATAAAAATTATAATAAACCTCACCCCATATTTCATCAAAGCACTTAGGAGCAAAATATTTAAATTGATTCTTACCAACTACGTTTTTATAATTAATAATCATTTCAACTAGATGACCTTTTTGATACCTTCTGTCAGTGTCGTAATCTAATTTTTTCCAATTTTTAATATGCCATTTTGTAATTTCGTCTATATTTAATTTTTCATAATTAGGGAAGTTTTTAAATATTACATAAGTTGTACACATGTTTTGAGTAATCCCATTTAAATAAGCCAACCAAAACTTCTGCTCTTGATTTAAGTTCATATTATCTATTAAATAAGGAAATAAATAATAAACACAACCAGGATGGCTAGAGTATTTTAAATGAAACTCATAAAACCTCATAAATACTTCCCTCCTATATTTTGGTTTTCTAAAATCCATACCCTCTTTTAAATCTTGTATTTCCTCTATATTATGTATTTTACAATAATTAAAAGCCATCATTCCCCCCTTAAATATTTTTGAGCTACTATTCTTTGATTTACTTGTATTCTTTTTAATTCTTCTTTAGGCGACAAACACCTCCACATGTTTTCCCTGTAATACATTACAAAAGAAAGTCTAACTGCGTTTTCGCTTTTAGGTATAAACTCAGTATTTCCATGAAGTTCATGAACATCAAGTAATAATAAATCATTGCTATCTAAATTTACACCTATTCCATATCTAGGTAATACAAGATACATAGGCTCTATATCCCTACAATACGCAACTAAATTACCGAACCCAAGAGGGTAGTCACCTGCGTCGTAATGATAAGCTGTTCTATAATCTTTATTTATTGTAATAGTAGTAAAAGCAGTATCACCTATCCTATAATTCGGGTTAGTCGCTCTTATCATTTCTTTTTGTTTTTTATACCTTTCTGGAACAAACTCTTTAAAGCCTTTATCAACTTCATTTATTAGGGGCATCGCTTTTTTAAATTTATCTATATTTTTTTTATTAAAAGCAGTAGTCCTGCAAAAATCATAATGAGCGTTCCTATCAAAATAACCTGCTATCCCACTTCTAACTTGTAATCTATTTTTATTTGAAAAATCGGTAGTCCCTTCAGGGTAAACGTAATTCATTTTACTTAGCTTTCCATCACTTAAAGTTCCTAAGTTTCTTACCCCTCCACTAGCAGCACCCCTGTTATTTGTTAATTTAGCAGCAGGTTCCATGTTTTTATATGCTGTTTCTAGTATATCTTTATCAATATAATTTTTTATAAAAAATAATATAGGCTTACCAGTTTTGCTATAAACTTCACAATTATAATCTATAACAGTATCATAATCACTTTCTTTTGCGAATTTTCCTTCTATTTTTTTTATCTCGTTTCCGATTAATTTGTAATCAGCTATTATTTTTTTCATACTCTACCTCTACTAGCTTATATAAATAATCAGCGTAAACTTCAATATCTTCTTTTTTTAATAATTCTTCTAGCATTTCTATCATCTTTTTCTTTTTACCATTGTCAAACGCAATTACTAAGTATTCTATTTCTGTTTTTTGTATCTCACCTGTTTTTTCTTTAGGTGCTAAATCAAATAATTCTAATTCATTCATTTTTACCTCTACAGTTTGGACATTTTTTTCTTTTTTTATTAATTGTAGGAATATGACCTTTAGGGTATATCCTCCATAATAGAAAATCTATATACTTTGGAACCTTACTCCATACGTTATTACAACTTACACAATAAAAAACACTTTTGTCAACATGATATGTTTTATTTCTTTTGGAATAATGCTTCCAAAATTCATTCTTAGGGTCTTTGTAAGTTTTCCTATTAATGTAATCTATTATATGCTCAGGGTCTTTCTGCGACATACTCTACCCTACAACAGCTTGAACCTTCTTTTAATTGAAACTTATTAGGAAATTCCCTAGCTCCACATTTACTACAATAAGCATTAAAACCTTGACCTGAGGATAATTTTTTAAATTTAGACTCAAAGGGGTCGTTGCCTTTCTTACCTGTCTTACCCCATTCAATATTATTATCCCTCCATTTTATCAATCTTCTTTTAATATCAAATGTTTTCTGCATCTCAAACTTCATTTTTTTACCACCTTCATTAGATTCAGTCCAATAGTAAATAAAATTATTAATCTGTTCATCAGATATGTTTTTAACTTCTACTGCTTTTTTTTTTACGTTTTCAGAAAACTTTTTTTCCCTAAACTCTTTATCTTTATTTTCTTCTTTATTACTTACTTTAACCTTATCTTTATATTTAAGGGTAAGCAAACCCTTATCTTTTAATCTTTTAAGTACACTAAGGTGAGGTTTGGAGTTTTCTCTTAATTCACCATACTGAAACTCAATAAAAGAAGGAATATAGTATTGATTACCGCCATCTATTTCTTTCATCTTATCAGTAATCACTTGAGGTAATCTTCTATAATTTACTTTATCACCTATAAAAAACTCTGCAGCTTCCCAATCAGCATCCCATATTCCAGCGTGATCGCATCTTGTCAATAAATATATCCATATTAATTTAGTTTTTGGTGTAAGCCTCCTAAACCAAGCTTTATCCCACATTTTAGTGTCAATAAATCTCTTTGCCATTTAATTCTCCTATTTTGTTTTCTAATTCACTTTTTAATTCTTTATAATCTAATTTATTTTTATTAATAGTATTAGCTTGTTTTTTTAATCTACTTAACCTCCTTTTGCCTAATGTCTTTTCTGCCCATTCTTTAGCCTCTATCGGACTTTTATGCCACCAATACAGATGACAACCTAAACATAAAGCTTTTACATTATTAACATCAAATTGCATTTTTCTGTATTTACCTTTAGGGTAGATGTGAGAGGCGTGGAGATTATTAGTTTTTCCGCACCTCAAACATCTTTTATCTCTAAGTATAACATACTCGCGAACTAATTTATTCAGCTTACTTTTTTGCTGTTTAGTCATTAGTCGCTTTATAGCCTTTAAGTTTTAATTGGTTTAATCTATTATGTGAAGAACCTTTTATTTTTATCTTACCTTTTTTTAATAAAGATTCATACATTCTTATAACACTCCTAAGACCTATTGCTTTTGTATAACTTTTAGAAAGGGAGGTCATCATCATTATCCTTATCTTTTTTAATATCTTCCTTAATAGGTTCTTCTGGCATACCGCAAGCAATATCAAACATTTGAGGCATAATATCCTTAATTACTTTGATTTTTTCATCGCAAGACCAATCAAACTCAGATACTAACCTAGTTGCATTATTAAAAGCCATACCCCATTTTATTTTTAAATCGTTGCTACTAGAACCAACATCGTTTTGAACTTGCTCGTGAGCGAGGGGCTTAACATCCCATACAAAACCAGCTCTATTTTTAGGGTCTTCAACTTTTTTCATTTTAACTTCAACCGCATTATTTTTTTTATAATTAGACAGCTGTTTATATAAAGACTCCGAAATCTTAAAATCAAAAGCTGTTCCATTATTTATGCTAAAACTACCCTCATCTTCAGTAAAAAATTTTCCTCCTATATTCTTTACTTTTAACGTAAACACATTATATGTATTATCCTCATATGTTTTAGTTTCAACGTTACATGTTACAGGATCCTCTGTGAATTTAATCCTTAAAGCCTTATCTAAATGATGTTTTTTTGTTAATTTTAAAAACATGTTTATCTCCTTTTACTTAATAAAAAAACTATGTAATGTATTATTATTAATACTAAAATTGCATTTAATAAATATTCACTTATGTCTATGATAATCATATGTTTATATCGTCATAAATGTTATTAATATTTTCATCTGTTATATCTATTTTCTTTTCAATCCTATGAACCCTCCATAACATACTAAGGTTTAATAACAAGATCATTAACATAGTGAATTCCCAATAAGGGAAATATTCTACGCTAAATAAAGCCTCCCAATAATACCTCATATTAAACTCATCTGGTTTTTATTTCCGATAGGGTTTTTCATATAATATTGAGCGTAACTTTTTTGACCATTTTTTATAGTCTTAGTTTCTACTTTTATGCCCTCGTTTCTAAGCTGATGTATAACAGCAGCCAACCTCATACATTTAAATTTATCAAGAGCGTCTAGCGGTGTAAGTTTACCACCTGACTCTAAATAATGTTTAATCATTTTTAATTGACTCATTTTTAGCCTCCTTTATTTCATTAGCAAGTTTAGTAAAATTATCTGAAACTTTATAATCGTTAAGCATAAGCGAGTAATTCTCTAAAGCCTCTACAATTAAAGCCCTTTCATGTTGATTAACCCATAAAAGAATTACTGAAGCAGGATCAGATTTAGAGGATGTAGTTGCGGAGTCCCCTTTGAACTTGGAGGTCTGAACCTGCTCAGTAACTTTTGAAAATCTAGCTACTATCTCATTTACCCTAGTACATAGGGCATTAAAATGTGATAGTCTTTGTGAATCTAAATCTAAATCCTCACCTTCAGTTATAGTAAGCAATGAAGATAGTGCATTGAACAGATTTAAGTAATTTGTTTCTAAATCTAAATACTGCTTTTCAGAATGTTTTTGTGTAAATGGATATGGCATTATAATTCCTCCAACATTAAATTAAATTCATTAACTGGTATTTTATACCCTTCTAGCCTGTCTCTTACCTTTAAAACCCTAAGATTAGGACAAGCCCCTATCAAGGTATCAAATCCTACTTTTTGAGCCTCCTTGACCCTTTTAGCAAGATATTGTAAATCATTATCTACTAATACATTCCAATCTAATTCTGGATGATCAAATTCAACCTCTACTAAATACCTTTCATCTTTTAAACATCCATAGCAAAGGTTTTCTAAAACATCCATATCTTCTTTGGTAAACTTGTTATCACAGTGTAAGCAAGTGAAATAGCTTGGCATCATTACTTACCTCCTTTTAACTGATTGATAGTAAGGGTAAGTAATTCTATTTCTCCATTAATTTCATTTTTTTGACTTTCAGAATAACATTCCCAACTTCTGTTTTTTACTAGAAACAATCTTCTTCTTTCGTTTCTAGAAAGTTCTAAAAGTAAGTCTTTTTGTGCTTTATTCATTTTAAACTCCAAGTTTGTTTTTAATATTCACATAACAATACTAAAAACAAAAAATAACATATCAAAGGGTTATTTTATTTTTTTTTAGGGTTAATAAAGGGTATGTAAAAGGGGGAGGCTGGGAAGGTTTATAGTTGTGAATATCAGGATGAACGTTGGAGCAAACACCCTCTTCTCCCCAGCCAAGGGACAAATTTAATACTTTTTTATCAAAAATAAAATCATGAAAGTTGTTCTACTAAATTAATTGTACAAGAAAATCTATTTACTGATACTTCTTTAAAATCTATTGGTTTACCTAGTCTTACATAATGTAATGCGCCTGAAGTCCCGTCTTCACTATATAGGAATTTTTTATAATCCTGTACTTCATCTTGCATTGACTGTAGGCTTGTTTTAAAGGTACTAGAAATAGATGAAAATGTTAAAGCGATAGTTTGTATAGGCTCATGTCTTTTAACAGCATATTGCACCCCTCCTATACTTGTATTTAAATCTGTACCAAACTTTTCAGACTCAGATATTCCTAAGTCAGGGTTTATTTCAAATTGTAATTTTTTTCCAAATATAATTTCTGTAAGTCCAGTAATTCCACCAGCACTTTTTGAAATAAGCCTCCAATATTGTTTGGTCTGTTCAGTAAACTCGAAAACAGTCCATCCTGTAGAAAATGTATCTGTTGCACCCACTGACTCACCATCAGATATACCACTACTAGCAGAATCAAATTCAAAATCAATGTCATCTGTTTCTTCAGCATTAAAATAAACTGCTAAAAAATCAACTGCTTTTGCAGAGCTTAATGTATATTGTGCTATTTCATTTTCAGCCCATCCCGTTGGGGCAACTAAAATACTTTGGTCAATAGTAGCTTCTGGATTTACTATACTTTCACCACTTGAAAAAATTGATACATTTCCAGAGCCTCCTGTTACTGTACCTTCAGCAATAGTTGATTCTAATAATCCTACACTATCATAATAAAAAGTCTTTGCCATGTTATACCTCCATAAATTTGCAACTAAGTTTTCCTAATGTTCTTTGCACATCAGTTACTATAAAATCTTTGTTTGTCCAAGCTTCACCAAAAGGAGCAACTGGCATATCGTTATTATTAAAAGCAACAAAGTCACCTACATCTATACTATAAAAAGCATGATTAATTACAGTTGCACTTACTTGTATTTTTTGCCTACCAAATAAATTATCTTTATAGGTATAATAGTCATCATTAGGATTTGAAGCTGGTGAACTAGCTGGGGCAGATACAAGAGCATTAAGCCTTACAGTTCTTTTGTTTTCATTAGTACCTACATTTAAATCAGATATACTTGATGAATTACTTGCAGATACCGAACTCATATAACCTGAAGTTGCAGGATGCTTTTCATATTCAATATCCATACTAGTAATAATATCACTCATTGAGGTTAATGATAAACTTATATCAGCTAAATCATCAGTTGTTAAAGTATGGTTAGTAGAAATAGAATCAGGTATAAATACATATACTCCTTCATTTTGTCCATTAAACCTAAAAATAAACTGACCATTTTCTTGTAGTTCTTCTAATGCACTTAATAATGATCTAGGTTCATTTATCCAATATCTTATTCCCCAATCTTTAACAGAATTAATATTGGTACCACTTGACCAATTTACAGGAGTATTAGAATTAGCATAAGATGTAAACCTATGAAGTAAGTCCCTGTGAGCTTCATGTATTTCTGTAATTGCTGAATTACTATTCCAACCATTATCAGGGTATCCATCACCACCAGAATAAACAAACTCAAGATCATCAATAAATTTTGCTGATTCTGATTTAGATGTACTAGAACTGTAATCAAGTTTTGTACTTGTTTCAATAATTATGTCAAATAAACTAAAGTCTAAATTATAAGAGCCATCTAAGTTTCCAGTTACCAAATCTTCCCTTACTCTAAATACAAAATCCGCCCCCCATCCATCACTAGAGCTTAAATATTGACTTGTCAAATCATTGTTTCCAGATATAAGAGCTGGTGAACTTATACTTACACCTCCGCTTCCTGTTGTTAGTACACTAGCATTATTTGTTGTGACTGTAAAAGGAAAATGCCCTAAAGTGTCTTGATTGCCAAAAGTAAAATTCTGCAATTGGATATGCAAAAGACCTGACCCTGCATTTTTTGTAAAATCACAATCCCCTTGAACAACTGCATAAAATTGTAATTTTGTTGGTATTCCATTTAATTGAGGCATATTATAAGATATTGTTCCTGGAATGCGTCCATCGCTAAAATTTAAAGGGTCATCGTCAAAAAGTGTAGATGTAGAGGTGTCTACTGTTGTGCCATTTATTGCATTAGAATTATCTGCAAATGTCCCTCCTGTTTCACGAATGTACCCTGAAGGCTTAAAAAGAAATGTTTTCAATAAATTTTTATGAAATCTTACTGCATATCCATCTCCAAAAGTTTCATTAGCAGAATCTACAGTTGTTGCTGTACTAGGATCATTTGCTAATGGTAAGAACTTATCTAAGTTCTTTTCATAAAAATGCGGATAAGCTTTTTCTGTTTGTGTCCAGTCTCCTGTAAGAGAAAAAACTGTAGTTCCTCTCACTTCTTCAACTGGTATAGGATACATCGTTTTTCTAAGCCTAAATTCATCTGTAGATGCAGATGTAGAAACGCTTATAGCTACTGAATTTTCATTGCCTGTACTTGCATTAGGTCTATAATCACCATAAGCAATAGGAAAATAATTATTTCTAGAAGTTTTCTTTTGAGGTATTTCTATACCATCCCATGGTCTTTGTGCAGTTACATTTAAATTTACTTTTTCAATATCATGACTAATATTTATCAGTTTACCACTATATATTAAAAGACAGTTGTTTATATTGTCATCATCTTCAGGCTGTATAAATATTTTAACTGATCTATTTAAATATTTTACACTTGTTCCATGCAGATGTTCAGATAATTTTACAACTGTTCCAGAATAAGTAACCTTATCATTTACACAATTAATACTTACATTTCCAGTCTTAGACTTAGAAGATTTAAGGTCTATTGATTCTCTTATGCTAGGCTTGTTATTTATTAAAGGGTAGTATATGTTAGAGCTTACTGTTGTACCATAAAAAGACAGCCCTAAAAAACTTCCATCACTATTATGTAATTGTATAAGCCAGTTTTGCTTTATACTTCTATTGCTAAATGAACTAGGTAAAGTTAAAGGCATTTAAGCCAACTCATTTCTAACTGTTCTGCTAATCTCAGGCAATAAAGCATCCCTAACAAACTCTTCAGTGCCTACTACATTACCAGTTATATTAACATTTATTGTACCCATAGAAGTCGCAATATTTTCTTGCTGTGCTTGATTTAAGACAATCTCTCCTGGAGTTAGCATGGCTGGAACTGTATCGCCTTGACCTCTATTAGTTCCTGGAACCAATCCACCATCTGCAAACCCTAAAGCTCCTGCGCCTGATTTTATTTGAGATATTAAAGAACCTGTTAAAGCTCCTACTGCAGCAATTATTGCAGGTGCGCCAATTAAAGCAAATGGCCCCATAGGTGCTAATATTCCTGTTATCATTTTTGCTCCATCAGCAAGAACACCAGCAATATTCTTTCCTTGAGTTATTAAAAATTCTTTCATCGCAGAAGATTTAGCCATAATCAATTTTACATTATTTGAAGATTCTGCAATGGATATTTCTAGTAATTTATTTTTTAAAAACGCTTGAGTATGTTCACCAATAAATCGTATTCCAGCATTTTTAAAAGCTTCTTGAATTACCTTTCTTCTTTCTGATCCATGCATTTCAGCATCAGTAAGGGTATTTATAAATTGATCGTGAGCAGATAATGTAGCATCAAAAAATAACTGCTCTGTTTGTATTCTACCTAACATTCTTTCTTTTTCTTTTTCAGTAAACTCATCCCTTGCTGTATTTTGATCATCTAAAGTTTGATGTTCTATTGCAATTATATTTTCTGATTCTTGCCTTCTTAATTCTAATTTTTTAGCTATCAAACTTTCAAAATCTTCAACTACTGCATCACTTAAATCGAAATCGTCATTAGCGTGACTTTCAGCATCTTCAGTAATTTGAGCATACATATCTCTAAACATCTGAGCTATTATTACTGCATCTTGTTCTGCTCTTTGAGCAAGTCTTTGAGATATGCCCTCTAATTTTTCAAAATCACCCTCAATAAAAGGCATAGCATCAGAAATATGCTCTTTAATTGTAAGACCCATTAATTTTGATCTTTTTTCTATTTGATTAAATGCTATTGACATTGTGTTTACCAAAGCATTCATAATGACTGGTATATTTTCTTTGACCGATTTTCCTAAATTATCAAAACCAATTTCACCTAGTTTTGCAAACTCTCCATTTACTTCTTCAATTTTTGGCTGTATTATTTCTATAATAACGTTTCCTATTTCAATCATTATAGCCTGTATACTATTTTTTAGCATAGACATTTGTTGATTGAAACCACTAGCCATTTTATTAAAAGCTTGTTCGGTTGCCCCTTCCGTTTTCGTTGAAAACTCTTCAACATTTGAAGTTAATGTAGTAAAGTTCTGAGCCATAGTTTGAATACCTAATATGGCTTCAACTCTTGGGATTATTTTTTTTAATGTATCTGGATCGATACCTTGAAATTGTTGTATAGTGCTTACTAAGTCTAATGTGCCATCGTCAAATCTTTTTATTTCTATTCCAGCTTCTTTCATTGCTTTTTTAGAGCTATCTGCTGGTGATTGTAAAGAAACTAATGTTGCTCTTAATGAAGTAGTGGCTTGTGCCGTACTAATACCTGATGCTGTAAGGGTAGCCATTGCTGCACCAACTCCACCTAAACCTAAACCTGCAGATCTAGCAAATGGCAATACTTGACCTAAACTGGCTGATAATTCAGTCATAGTAGTTTTACCAAGTCTTACAGTAGTAAATAATTGATCTGCCACTTTTTCAGTCTCACTTGAGTCAAGGCCTAAAGCGTTTAATGAAGTTGTGAGAAGGTCTGCAGCTTCAGCTACACTCGTAACACCACCCACTGCTAATTTACTAGATACGCCTAAAACTTTAGCACTATCTGCTGCACTACTAAATCCTGCAGAAACAATATCATATTTAGCTTTTGCCAGTGAATCTAAAGCAACTCCAGAGCTAATAGCTACAGCCCGAAGTTCCCTTGACATTGTATCTAAATCCTTGCTTGTTGTTTTGCCTAATAGCGTAGATACCTCTAGGAGGCTCTTTTGAAAATCACCTGCTAATTTCGTAGAAAATGCGCCAAAACCAGCAGTAGCAATTCCTGCTTTTATTCCAATACTAGTTACTGCAGAGCCAACGCTTTTTAAAGCACCTGTAGTTTTTCTAGCCCCTCTAACCCCAACTTTTAATATTAAATTTTTAGCCATCTGATTTATGCTTCGTTACCTTATTTATTTCTTGTTCAATAATTCCAAAACAGTCTATTCTTAATGCAGAAGTAGAATCAAAATCATCTCCGATTGGTATGTGATATGTAGTACAGAGTTTATAATCTTCTAGTATGTCCCAAACCCATCTTTTTATATGATCTTTAGGGTTGCAAAAAAAAGGCATTTCATAATATAAAGTCTGACCTATTCCAAATTTTATAATGCTTTTTTGATTTAACACTGTTTGTATTTCGCCTTCTACTTGTTTATCATTTTCAAAAACAATTTTTTTATTGGTAACAGGCGACCGAGCTGTGTATGGATAACTAAAACTATTGTCTGGAAAACCTAATTGTGTAAACCAGACTGCACACCTCAATCGCCAGTAGAGTTTCCCGTATCAAGACCCATATACGCTAATATGATACTCGCCAAAACCTCATCTTCCTGTAAAGCAGTTAATCCTTTGAGTCTTTCTTCAGCTTCTTTTTCATCTTTAAATGCTATTAAAGCAAATTCATCTGCTAAATCATGTAACTCTTCTGGCTTTTGTTCAGCAAAAACCGTCTTTACTTTTTTATAAAGATCACGCCTCTGTTTTCTAGTAATATCATTTACTTCAAACTCACCGTGTTTTGTATCAACTATCATATAATCCTCCCTATATTATTACCAAGTTGTTATTGCACTATTTTCAAATGTCTCTAGTTTAAATGCTTCATTAGCACCATTCTGAACACACTCAAATTCTAGCGTATGAAATACACCAGTTTCACTAAGGTCTTGTCCTGGGTCACCTGTATATTGTATCTCAGCTGTTATTTCCATCTCTCCTGCAGCATCATTACTAGCACCATTAATTAAATTAAGGGTCATTGTGTCTCCGTCAAGAAAGTCTTGAATAACATTATTATCTGCGCCATAATCAAACTCATCATCATACTTAATTACAAGGCTACCAGTCACAACATATTCAGGGAATACATATACTTCAGCATCACCATTAGTATTGAAACCAACTCTATTAACACCATTAGAAATGTTAAAAGTGAATGATTTCATAATAAATGTCTGCGTTGGATTTCCTTCTACGTCTAAAGTCCTAGTATCAAAATCCATAACATTGAAATATGTAGTTTGTGCAGCTGCCCAAGAACCATCAAATGTTTGCTCTAGCACTGTTCCTGTAGAAACTGGATTACTAAAACCACTGAAGTAATTACCAGATATGCTTAAAAGACCATTGTTCGCACCTACATCGCCAGTTATTGTCATATCCGATACTACCACGCCTGTGACTTTAATACCTTCACCTGCAGCTGGATAATAAGCAAGATTACAACTATGAGGCATACCACTTGAAATAGTACCACCCATAGAATTTAAATTGCTTGATCCGTCTATTTGCATTTCATGTAATGTGCTTCCAGATGTTGAGTTTTCTTGCCCTACTAAAAGTGCATGTTGAGCCAACGTCCTAGGTGTTGCTACCATTTCAAAAGGTGCAGTAACAGTACCACCTCTTAAATTAACTATTGTATCTGCAGCATTTTTCACGCTTCCTCTTCCACTTAATAATCTTGATTCCCTAGAAATATTAAATGTAGGTTTCTGTGCTTGCACCACTGGTTGTGTTAAGTATGCAGTACCATCATTACCATCACTATCTATTGCTACCCCAAAAGCAGTTTCTGCTTTTAAACCATATTTTATACTACTTACTGGGAGCACTCTTGTGTCAGCCATTTACAGCCTCCTTCTTCTTTTTTTGTTTTTTCACTTGCTCTACAACTCCCATGTCAAGTAGCTCTTGAGCAACTTCCTCAGGCATTTTTACAGTTAATCCAGCCCTGAGCTTATCTAGATCACCTTTATCGCACATAACCCCATTTGGGTTTACTCTATGCAATTTATTATTTCTTGCTTTTATGTCCATTATATAATCTCCATATTTTGACAATTAAAATTAGCAACTCCATTTAATAAAGTTTTGTCATCTTCATCTATTTTATATTCTATTGTGGTAATTCTTGCATCAAACCATTCTGCTCCAGAGTTTTGTATCTTTTCATTATATATTAGCCTTTTAAGTCTTTCCATTATATTCGATACTTGCTTAATGCTATTTTTTGTGTATTTACCACCTGTTTTTAATTGATAATCAATAATAACATTGTATTGTCTTTGCATACCACTACTTACATTTGTTACAATTTCATCTGATTCTGGAGTTAATAAGAAAGATTGATTGCCTTTGTGTTCGTCATAATATACAGGAATATTAAATTCACCATTAATAATGTTTGCTAGTTTTTCTAGTATTTCATCAAAAATTATATTTACAAAATCTGTAGGCATTAGTATCTCGTTGCTCTTACTGTTTTAATTGAAGTAAATGATTGATCTAGCTCACCACTAACTTCTAATTCCCATTCATCATTGGTTGTGTAAACTCCTGGAGTAAATCTCACGTACATATTAT